CTCGTCGGCGGCGAACCTCACCCGCGACTGGGTGAACACGATGTCGGTCGAGCCGCAGGGGCTGGCGTGCTTCCCGTGCCACCGCCTGCATCGCGGGTTCGAGTTTTGCGCGCAGGACGAGCGCACCGGTTTCTCCCGCTGCCAGTCGATGGCCACGGCCGAGAAGATCGCCGAGGCGATTGCGCCGTGGCTGCAGTCGATCACGGAGAGGGAGGCGGCCTGATGTTCGCCGAGGACCTCGCGCCGTTCTTCGACCCGGCCGACCACGGCACCGAGGCGCTCTTCGACGGCGCCACGGTCCCGATCAATGGGATCTTCGACGCCGAGTACGTCGAGCCGCTGTCGCTGGAGTCGTCGGGGCCGGCGTACACGTGCGCGGCCGCCGACGTGCCCGGGGTCGCGCACGGCGACCCGCTGGTCATCAACGGCACGACCTACCTGGTGCGCGGCGTGAAGCCGGACGGCACCGGCGTCGTGCTGCTGAAGCTCGAGGAGCAATAGATGGCGAATCACGCGCGCCGCCAGATTCGCGAGGCTGTTGCGACCGCCGTCACCGGCCTCGCGACGACCGGCGCGAACGTCTTCCAGTCGCGCGTGTACCCGACGCAGACGAGCGAGCTGCCGGCGCTGTTGGTCTACACCCGATCCGAGGACTCGGCACCGTCGACGATTCACGGGCCGAAGGTGCTCGAGCGGACGCTGCAACTGGTGATCGCCGCGGTGGCGAAGACGATCACCGACCTCGACGACGTTCTCGACGGCATTTGCAAGGAGGTCGAGATCGCGGTCGAGAACTGGTCGGTCGCGGGGCTGGGCGGGATCGCGGAGTCGATCTACCTGGTCTCGACCGAGGTCGAGATGACGGGCGAGGGCGAGAAGCCGGCCGGCGTCGCGACGATGACGTACGAGTTGTCCTATTTCACGCAAGCAAACGCGCCCGACGCGGCGCTCTAAGGAGTCTCATCATGGCAGTAACCAAGTGGAGCAACGTGGCGGTGGCCATGCAGAGCGCGCTGGCCGCCACCAAGACCATCACCGGGATCACGAAGGCGAATCCGGCGGTGATCACTTCGACCTCGCACGGCTACGCGAACGGCGACTACGTGCTGCTGTCGGTGCAGGGGATGTACCAAATGGACGTGAAGATCGTGCGCGTGGCCGCGACGGCGACCAACACGTTCCAGGCCGAGGGTGTCGACTCGACGCTGTTCGATACTTTCTCGACCGGCACCGCGGCGCTGATCACCTTCGGCACGTCGATCACGACCGCGACCTCGATCTCCGCGTCGGGTGGCGACTTCGACTTCATCGACACGACGACGATCCACGGGAACGTGAAGACCCAGATCCCGGGCCTCCCGAATCCGCTCAACTACACTTTCGACAACCTGTGGGACACGAGCGACGCCGGCCAGATCGCGATGAAGGTGGCGAGCGATGCGCAGGCGCAGCGGTGCTTCAAGTTCACCTTCGGGACGGGCGGCAAGATCATGCTCTTCTCCGGCTACGTGGGCTTCGCCGGCGCACCGACGGGCAACGCGCAGGACGTGGTGAAGTCGCCGGCGGCCATCACCGCCTACGGCACGCCGACGTACTACGCGAGCTGATGTGACCCTGGCCGAGAAGATTCGCCGGGCACGCGAGCGCCAGGTCACGGTCGCCGGACACCAGTACACGATCCGGCGACCGACCGACGAAGACGTGCAGTTCAAGAAGATCGAGCCCGGCCTCGGGCTCGTGAAGAAGTTCGTCGTCGGCTGGGACTTCAAGGAGCTCGACCTGATCCCCGGCGGCGGTCCCGATCCGGTGCCGTTCGACGTGGTCACGTGGGGCGAGTGGGTCGCGGACAACCCGGCGGTGTGGGAGGAGCTCGCCAACGAGATCGCCACCTCCTACAAGGAGCACTGCGCGCTGGTGGAGGGCGACGCAAAAAACTGACGGGCTGGCTGGAGCAGAGAAATCTGCCGGAGGCGCTCCAGTCGGCGAACGAGGTGCCGGAAGTCGATGTTGCGGTGCGCGCGTGGAATCTGATGGGGGGCTTCGACGCCGCATGGCTCGAGGTCGTGGTTGAGATGCTGGGGGTGACGGACGTGGATCGACTGGTGCGCCAGTTGGCGCTGATCCGAGACCACGAGCGAGCGGGGGCGTAATGGCAGGGAAGCCCGGTGTTGAGATCCCGATCGTCGCGACGCCGAAAGGCTTCGAGGCGGCGTTCGCGCGCATCGACGGCCTGGCGAAGCGCTCGGCCGACGGCATCCGCACGGCCTACAGCACGCTCGGCACCGTCGGCGCGGCGGTCGGCATCGGGATCGGGCTCAACAGCATCGCCAACGCGCTCACGGCGATCGGCTCCAAGACCATCGACGGCGAGCGCAGCCTCAACGCGCTGAACGCGACCCTGCGCGCCACGGGCAACGCCGCGGGGCTGACGGCCGGGCAACTCGAGGACCTCGGCTCCGAGATCCAGAACAGCACGGTCTTCGACGACGACGCGATCCGCAAGGCCGAGACCGCGCTGCTGCGGTTCCGGACGGTGCAGGGCGACGTGTTCCGCGACGCGATCCGCCTGGCGCCGGATCTCGCCGCCGCGCTCGGGTCCGACCTCCCGTCGGCGGCCACGGCGCTCGGCAAGGCGCTGTCGGACCCCGAGGGCGGCATGAAGGCCCTGAAGACGGCCGGCATCGCCCTGAGCGAGCAGCAGAAGGACCTCGCCGCGCGCTTCATCGAGTCCGGCGACAAGGCGTCCGCGCAGAAGATCGTGCTCGACGAGCTGCGCAAGTCCATCGGCGGTTCAGCCGCGGCCGACGCCGCCGGCCTGTATGGCGCCACGCAGCGGCTGGCCCGCGCCTGGGACGACCTGCAGAAAGCGCTCGGCGGCAAGCTCCTGTCCGACAACAAGGGGCTGATCGACTCGACCACCGGCGCGCTCGAGCGGCTGAACAAGATGGCGAAGGAGACGCGGCTCTCCTTGGTCGAGCTCGCCACGTCTCCGGGTGCGCTGCTGCGGCTGGGCGCGGATGTCGTGCGCGTCGCCGCCGGCGGCCAGGCGCAGGGCGGTGGGCGATTCGCCTCGGGCAAGATCAGCGGCACCACGCCGGAGATGCTGGACGCCGCGGCGGCCGCCGAGAAGGCGCGCGAGCAAGAGGCCGAGGACCAGCGCTACATCCGCGCGCAGGCCGCGCTGAAGCGGCGCGTCGAGGCGGTATCGGCGGCCAATGCGTCGCTGCTCGCCGAGACGAAGTTCTACATCGACCGCGAGTCGGCCCTGTACGAGGCCGGATACGCGCGCAACGAGATCGCGACCACCGAGTTCTACGACCAGCAGCGCAAGGCCGCGCAGGCGACGACGCAGGCGGTGCTCTACGGCCTGGGCAAGCAGGGCGAGGCGATCGAGGCGCTGATGAATGCGCCGTCGACATCGGTCGATGAGCGCGCGGGCCTGCTGAGTCGGTTGCAGGGCATCGCGGCCGACAGCGACAAGGCGCGCTACGATCTGAAGAAGCAGCTCGTCGACATCGACATCAAGCAGAGCGGAGCGGTGCGCGCGCTGATCCGCGATTATGAGGACCTCGAGGCGCAGCTGGCCGCCATCAGCGGGGACGCGTCGCTGTCCGCGCGGGTCGGCTTCGACGCTGCCAACCGGGACCGTGCTGATCGCATCAATGCCGAGCTGAACTCGGGCAACCCGGAGGCACGGGCGGCCGCGCAGGCCGCGGCGCTGCGCTTTCAGGAACTCCGTTACGCCACGATTCAGCAGGGCGCGCTCACCGATGCGATGCGCGTATTCCAGCGCACGCTGGACGAAGTCGGCGACGCGCAGTCGCGCATCGACAACCAGGTCGCGTCGGGGGCGCTTACGGAGATCGAGGCGCTGCAGCAGACCTCGCAGATCCGCGCGGCCAAGATCGACCAACTGAAGCAGGAACTCGAGGTCGCGCGGCAGGTCGCCGAGGCCATCGCAGCGCCGGAGGCGCGCAAGCAGGCGCTCGACAACATCGAGGCCATGCAGGCGAAACTGGAGCAACTCGCCGCGACCGGCGACCTGGTGGCGCAGAAGTTCAACCAGATCGGTTCCTCGGCGACCTCGGGCTTCCTGCAGGACCTGGCCAACGGCAAGGGGCTGAAGGAGTCGTTCAAGAGCCTCACCACGGAGCTCACGGCCAACCTGAACAAGGTCTTCGCCGACGACATCGCGCAGACCCTGTTCAAGCCCGACGGCCTGCTCGGCGGGTTCGGCGACTTCTTCTCCAAGCTGCTCGGTGGCGGCAAGGATGCGACGGGCTCGGTGGCGCTTGCCAGTTCGGCCAGCGCGCTCACCGCATCCGGCACGCTGTTGAGCACGGCCGGTGCGTCACTGAACGCCGCCGCGACCGCGCTGATCTCTGCGGCCGGATTCTCGTCGGGCAGCAGTGCGGCCGGGTCGTTCAGTTCCTTCCTGCCGGGCATCATGGATTCGGTTCCGCCCGAGTTCGGCGTGCCTGCATTCGCCGGTGGCAGCACCTACGTGCCGCGCACCGGACTGGCGCTCGTGCACGAGGGGGAGCGGATCAGCACCGCCTCACATAGCCGGCGCGGCGCGATGGAGCAGCGCGCGTCCTCGCCGGTCAACATCACGATCAACATGCCGGCCGGCTCCACGGCCTCGCCGCGGCAGATTGCGCAGGCGTCCGGCGACGCTGTCACGCGCGCATTAAAGCGGAGGTAGCCGTGGCCTACATCAACGAGCTGCTGCCGACGGGTGTGTCGCTGAACTGGGTAGGAGGGTTTGGCTTCAGCACATCGGTCGTGGTCGTGGCCAACGGGGTCGAGCAGCGCAACCAGGGGTGGCAGTACAACCGCGACCGATG